CTACTCTGTAATTTGCTTCTTGGATATCTGTCATCCCTCTTGGAGATTGAGCAACAGTATCACCAGAATTGTGTGTAGCGGCTGTTGTACCATTAACTCCTCTAACACATCCTGTTAAATTTAAACTAGAAATTCCTGTGTATGTAATATCTTCTGTACCAATAGTTAAAGTACCTGCTGTTGGAAAACCAGTGATCGCGGTCAAGGGAATTGATGTGACTGCTGCATTTATTCCTGCACTAAGTGTGTTACTTACACCATCAGAAACACCGTCAGCTGTAGATCTAAAAAAAGTATATACTGCTTGTCCGTTTACTAGAGTTACGTTTTGATTTCTTACTTCCCAAAATTGTAAACCTCTATTTCCCCATTCAGAAAATAAAATGTTTAAAGATCGTTTTGCAGTTTTTAATTGATAGCCAGAAACACTCTGCATGCCAATACGTTCATAAGCATCTTCAATTATTTCATCAATGCCTAAGTTCTTATCAAAAGTATAAGAACTTGAAGTTGTATTAGCCATTTAAACCTACCCGTCAAACTGTATTGACAATCCTACTACTGCAGTTCCGGCAGATGCAAAATGTGCACCATCTTCACATAAAATTCCGTCATCGGCAATATATGGGTCGATTGTTGATCCGTTGTCTACATCTAAAATTAATCTGTTTTGACCTGATGTTGCTGAACCATTTTTAATAAAAACAACTCCTGCTCCGCTACCAGCAACTCCAGTCATACTTCTGACTCTAGTTCTGCCAGCAAAAATAATTCCTGTTGTAGCTCCTGATGTTATTCCAGCAGAAATATCTGTTGTGATAGATCCACTCGCAGTGATACTTGTTACTTCTGTCAATTTCCAGCTACACTTACGGTACCTGAATTTGGGCCCGTTGTTGCTGCACTTGTAGCAGCCGCTCCGTTAGCATCTTTTCCTACAACCACAAAAGTTATTCCTGCGTTGTTGCCTGTAGAAGTTAAAGTAACTGTTTGAGCATTAACCCAAGGACCACTATTTAATAAAACTAAAGTAGTCGCTGTTGCTGCAGCAGAAATTGCATCTGTGTCAGTTCCAAATACTACTTGTTTACTTTTTACTCCTGATACATTTGACATAATTTTTTCTCCTAATTTAATACTAGGGTCCCGAAGGACCCTAGTTAAATTTATTAGTTAGTGTTGTTAATTAACTGAGTCCAATACATGTTTAACACACCTTCACCGGCAGTTAACGCATCATCAGTTTTAGCAGTAATAACAACAGCTTTGTCCATTTCAAAACCAGCTGCATCATCGTCTGAAACATTTAGACAATTTTTCATTTGAGCTACAGTTTGGTCCATTCCTGTTGGAATGTGATGAGAAGCAATTCCTTTTACATCATTGTCTGCATCACCTGCAAAGTAGTCAAGGTCTAAACTGTTAAGAGTAGCTCCTGCTGCTTGTGCAACGTTAGCACCAATTTGCATGTCAAAACCAGCTGTATCAAAAGCTTCGTTAACAACAAATCTAATATCGTTAATTCTAGAAAATTTAGGTATTACGATATTGTTTGCTAGGTTTTTACCAGATGTTGTAGCTGTTTGACCTAATGGATATTCATTAAATGTTGATCTACATATAACTGAAATTAATCCAGTTTCAACTACACCAACTTTTAAAGTACCTACTGTTCCAGCGCCACTTACAGCGATAGAAGATACAGTTTGAAAAGTTTTAGTTGAAGAAACCACACCGGCGTTACCCATTGGGTTAACCGGTTCAGTTTGTGCATTACCTAAAACATCTGTTCCAGTAATAGTTGCAGTTAATGCAGAGTCATTACCACCAGATTCTAAAGTAATTACAGAAGCAGCTTCAAAACCACCGTCAGAAGTTATTCCTGGTACGTTTTGAGTTGCGTCTACTAATGTAACACTAGTTGTACCAGCACCGTTAGCACCAGTGATAGCTAGTTTGTTATCATCAGTTGTTACAGTAAAGTTACTGTGATTTACAGGAAACGAAGCGTGACATTCTACGAATGCTACGTTTCTTACGTTCTCACTTACAGATGTCCCTGTTGTGTTTTGGATCCGTCCAACATTAATTGGTCCGGAAAAGTTAGTTCTTGCCATTTTATATTCCTCCTAGAATACATAAACATAGTCCCTAGGGTTGTCGACTATACGCGTCTATGTTTACTTTATTATAATTGTATAGTGTGTTTTTTATACAACAGTTTTTAGTAGAGTGCAAGAGAGCCTTAAGTAAAAGTGCGATTTCAGCGGTGTAGCTTTGTTACTTAAGTAGCTACAGAAACTTGTGGAGCAACACCTTCTACAGTGTTTTGTCTGTGAGCAATAGCTGCTTCTTCCAACTTGATGTCAGTAATGACTCTTTTAACTTTGTCATCTATTCTAACCATCTCAAGAGTATATCTATTATTATCTAGATGCTCCTGTTGCCACTTCAACTCCAAGGACCTTTTTTGTTTGTATAGGTCTTGTATCATTTATAACCTCTTCATAAGTTATCCGATAAGGAAGGTCACTAAACATTCCCGATTTTTCCCAAACTATACTGTTTTCTCCTAGCTTGTCAACTATTGATTGCTCTAAAGAAATGGCGTCATCATTAGATTCTACTTCAAATCTACCGTGATAATCGTAAGCATATATGTTTATTAGGAATTTTTTCATGGTTTTGTCTTTCTATGTCTTAAATATGGCGGAACTATGTCCCGCCATATAAAATTTAATGATTATGCTCCTGGTGAAGCAAATACACCTCTATAGTCAGAAACGCCAAATACGTATCTTTCTCTAGCTTTGTATCTTACATTACCAGTATCGAAGTCACCTTCCATTTTAGTAGTCATGGGAGTTCTTTCGAAATGTTTCATACCATTTGGCAC